GCGCCTTGGGCTGCTGAAGCACCAGTAGTAGATTCGCCAAGCGTTCTTTCCACTGCTGCACCAATACCAACACCAACACCTTGCTCGCCTGCGCCCCACTGTACCATGTTGTCGAAACGTATAGTAAGTGCAACTTGCATTGCTTCGTTTGTGCCGTAGTTAGCATCGCCGTAGTCAACGTTACTTAGGAAACAGCCATATAGGTTAGCAGTTTCAAGTACATTAACGCCCGATGGATTGTTACCGTTACCACCGTCTAATACTTCAATCTTAGTAGTAAACTTATAGTCAATACCAGATCTTGCAGAAGCCTGTTCAACAAAGTCGAACTGTTTCTGAACCTGTTGACCAACAAGTTTTTGAACCTGACCAGTTGCATCGTCACGCAAGTTAAGAACAACTGTTTCAAACGTGTACTTACCTGCAAGGTATACCTTTGAGTTGTACACGTCAAGTGTCATTTCTTCAAAACCAACTTTTGGTCTTGAAACGTCAACAACTTGTTTTGTTAATTCAGTCGCAGCATTTACTCCAAATCCAAGTAATGTAACGCGGAAGCGATACTTTAACTTAGGCATCAAGAGCACTTGGTTGCCTGCGTCTGTCGGTACTCCGAAATTATTTAATGATGTTATAGGCATGTCTTATATCTCCCCTGTGTTCTTGACACGCAATGGTATGTAAATGAACTCAATAGCCTTAGTTGGTTCAATCGCAATATCAACATAAAGTTCATTACGATCGATTCTTGCTGGCGTATTGTTTGTTTCATCACAAACTACCGCGAAATCGTAAAGGGCACGTAAACCAACCAATTCAAGCAGTAATGATTCCACTGATTGTTTGATCTCATCCCTTGTGATTTTATCATTTGGTTCAAAGATATACGGACGAGCCAACTTGTTCAACTGACTGCGTAAGTATACAACCAAACGTGCTACGTTGATTCTATCAAGAGCGGATGCATTTCTTGCTCTTGTTTTTTTGACCATAGTTAACAAGTCCAACTCCATTAAAGAATGTAATTGGATTAATGCTTAGGCCGTACAACGTGTCTCTTTGACCTTCGTTAAGGGCAACTGTTTGGAACTCACCGCTTTCAGAATCGATGTATCCAACTGCTGTTGCGTTTGTGATACCACCACGTCTTGTACCTGCTGGTGCAAACCATGGAAACGATACTTGGTCGCTTAGTGCAATAGTTCTTAGCATCATGTGTGAACTTGGAACAACTGCATTCGAACCACTTAGGTCAGTAGTAAATCCATTTGGATAAAAAGCACCCAAATACTCATCGTAAGTTACTAATCCTTCATCTCCGTTGTCAGTAACAAGGTTAGCATTTGATCCCCAGTTAGTTAATGTGGTTGCGTCAGCAGCCAATCTAAGTGGAGTATCACCAATAACAAATGCTGTTAAACCTCTGTCGATGTTTAGATTAACAAGATTGCTCATTAGTTCTGGATAACCAGGACATGCAATTAAGTTAAAGTTACGTCTTTCTTCGTCACGTACTTGATCATTTGTATCAACCACGCTCTTCAGTCTCTGTACAATAACCATACGCTGTGCTTTTCTTCCGAAAGAACCTGAACCGTCTTCTTGGTTTCCTGATTCAGTAACCCAACGGTCAGTAGCATAATTAGCCATTGAAGTATCACCGTAACGAACGTTATCTGCTGTTGTGTCAACATAGTTATTAGCATAACGCTTAACGTTACCGCCACTTCTACGTAGATTCCATAACAACATTCCTTGTGGATATAATGCTGGATCTGGAGCATCTGTATCTACGAAATCGCTTGTTAGTAACGATTTAATAGTATCAGCAGTTCCTGCTCCTTCTGGAGTTGAACTGTTACCGCTCTCATCTCTCCAACGTGCATCTGCGAATAACACACCGTCTTCAGTTGTTTGGTCTGTCTTATCAACTTGTACCCACTGTTGCAAGTCATTGTCATACTTGTAAATTGTTGGGAAGTTTTCAAGATCCGCAGTTGAAATCCAAAGGTCGCCTGTTACAAGTGCTGTGCCATCTGATTGTTCTTCTGGCTCTGTAGCACTTACTATAGGACCTTCTGGATCTGCATTTGGATATACATTTAAGTATCCATCCCACTTGCTGCCATCGTGTACCATTATGTCAACTTCAGAAAATTCTGGGTTGTACCATAATTGTCCATCTTGTGGCTCGTTTTGTG